GGAAGCCATTGCTATTGAAGTTTACATTGCGATAACCCTTCCAACCTGAAGTTGTGTTTACCATGATGTCTACTTCGTCAGTAACGCTATAGAACCAGTTAGTGTTATTTGCTGGTAGTTCAGTTGGTGCACCTTCGTTTGCTGTGAAATCAAACTGAACGAAATTGCTCAATAGAACATCAGTATTAAACACAGGGCTTTGGCTAGTAGAATCTAATGCTACAGTTAATACTCCGCCTGAACCATTAACAGTTGCTACTTGGTATACGCAATCATTTGCGCCTGTAGAACCACCTAATGATGCACCGTTGATAGTGATAGTGTCTCCTACAGCATAACCAGTACCGGCTGCTGTGATTGAAGTCACTTCAAATCCCTTAGCACCACTCACTAATATATCAAACTGAGCATTTATACCTGAACCTGATGTAGCAGATTGTGTGACACCTGCAAACGTTGTTTGAACAACGTCACCGGTTCTGCAACCATCTGTGCTATTAGCAACGAAACCTGCTTCTGCTAACAACCCACTTGATAGGCCTGTAGTTGCGCTGAAGTCAACTAGTCTTATAGAACCACCTAATGTGTGAGTCAATTGAATTGACCCATCAGTTGCTAGAGTTGCCGCTGTGTAAGGAGCACCTGCTGCCTGGAAAGCCTGAACGAAATCTGAAGCATCTGTATTATCTGCTAGAGACATTGTATAAGGACCTGCCCATGAACTGCTATTTGGTGTGCTTACATAGATGCTCATAGTGTATGGACCTGCTGTGAAACTTGGGCTTGTGTTAGTAGCAGTAACTACTGTTGGGCCTGTAGCGACACGCTTCCATAGATAGATAGGAGCATCTTTATACTCCTGATTATAATAATATTGAGCATAGATAGTTCCGGCTGGTATCGCTTGACCACCTGTAGCATCTAGTGCGGCTATGGCTGCTGGATCGCTGACCGCATATGATGCATTCTTTGTGATCCATGCACTTGCAGTACTGTCATATACCTTGATAGAAGGAACATAACCGTTACCTGATGAACCTATCTTCCACCATACTGAGCCGCTTGGTCTTGGATTGCTTTGACCAGTGCCCCATAATGGCATCTGTGCTGAAGTACCGAAACTCATATGAGGAGGGAAATATTGACCAGCTGGTATACCTAGATCGGTCAATACTGTGCCCGTACCTGCTATGATATTAAGTTTATATGTAGTCTCGCCTGTTGTGAAAATCTGCAAGCGACCTGTTGAGCCGTCTGCTGATAAATTCTCCCAACCTAAAGCGTTGATCAATGTCGCTATACCTGCTACAGTATTTGATCCTAATCCAGGAACTGTTAAAGTTGCTGTAACTGTAGCGTCAGAGTCATCATTTACAACAGAGATGCTGAATGAATCTCCAGTAGTCAATGTAGGATTGCTGTTAGTACCAACGATTGTAGGTACAGTAGCCATCCATTCATCTGCTTCTACTGTAACCCATGTGTTATATTGATTCTTGTAGAATAATTGATGATCTGTGCTTGGGTTATAAGTTGGTTGTAATGCTATGATAGCATAATCACCTATGTTACCTAAGAAACCTGCTGGATAACCAGCGATAACGTTATCTGCATCTGTGATGACTATTGGCAACTTATTAGTGAATAACTGTGTAGTTGCGTTCCACTCATAGATACCCCATGTTGATGTTGTAGTATCTAACCAGTATGCACCATTTGCTGGTTCACCTGTTGGACGACCTGTTTGTGCCTGCAAACTTGCCAAATCGATATCTGCTCTTAAGCAGTATACACGATTAGTGACACCCAATGCTGAGTATGCGGCTAATAGACCATATTCGTTCAATTCGTAACCTTGAATTGGAGTACCATCTGTAGTCGTATAGAAGAAAGGTGTTCCATATAATGTAACAAGATCGCGTTGACTTGTTACTTGGAATAACTTGCCTGCATTGGCAGCAGTCGTACCCTGTGCTACGCCTACGCCGTTTGGATTCGCTTTATCCTGTGCTGTCGCAAAGACAACTAGAGGAGTTGATGCTGTTGGGGCTGGAAGATATTGACTCTGGTCAATGATTGTAACTTCTACGCCTGGTGATGTAAGTGCCATTTTATTGTTTCCTATATGTTATATTTTGAGGGTAACAACCCTAAATGCTTACTATTATTTAGTGTATATCGTAAAAAACATCTGGTTATCAAACCTTCGAAGGTAAAATTGTTAAATATAGATATGGCCACTATAAGACCCATATGTAAAGAGTGTAATAAGAATTTCCGTGCTGTGAATTACATACGTGACGGTGTCACGCACTATCGTAGCATATGTGATGATTGCGGTAAGAAGAAACCCAAATCTAAATCAAAGAGAACTGCTTGGGAAAAAGCAGGATACAAAAAGAAACCTGTATGTGATATATGTGGGTTTAGATCATTGTACCCAAGTCAATTAACTGTATTCCACATAGACGGAGACCTCAGAAATACTAACTTTAGCAATCTGAGGTCTATATGTCTTAACTGCGTTGAGGTCGTCAAACGCAAAGAAGTCACTTGGAAACGCGGTGACTTACAAGTTGATTATTGAGTCGATTCTCTTGTGTAGTTCATCGATGGTATTATTATTGTCTACATAATAGTCATAGTCTAATCCAACACTACTATATTCGCTAGCATGAACATTGTGTGCTTCTAATACCTTCATTGCCTCAGGGTATTCTTTTGAATAATATCCCTTTGAATATGCTACAGCCGCATCATACCAAGCAGGGTTCTCGCCCCTATATACCCTGATCGTGATGCCGCCCATCTTTTTGATAGACTTGAGTTCGTTGGGGAATCTACAATCGCTGATAACGATATCATCTTTTGCAGTACGCAGTTGGTTTTCGATACTAGCGATCCATATATCGTCATGGAATGCTCTACGACCTACTTCCGTGCCCCATTGCTGTAATACCCATCTAGGTGTAAGGTGTTTGATATCAAGACGTTCTGACCACCACGGGTCAACTTGATCACGCCATTCACGGCTATATTTTGTAGTTCCTTCAAGCAGGTCACGCTCCCAACCAAAGATACTAGCGACCGCATCTTTTAATGGGCCTGCATAACTCAAACGCTTGAAACCTTTAAATGTGATTAGATAGTCAGCGATAGTATCTTTGCCGCTACCGATAAAACCCGATACACCTACGATCATGTATTATATCCTTATGTAGAATTATTATTCTAACACAAGTATAACAAAAAGAAAATAGTGAAGATGACCTTTTAGCCCTGTATCCAAGTTAATGGCTGACTATAATCTACGTATTTGCCCAGATTCTCTAGACATAGTGCCTGTAATGCGGCACCTTCTGATTTCATGGCTGCGCCATTCAATGAAGTACCACCACCTGGACCAGCAATCGTAGCAAATTTTTCACGTGCTTCACCTATGATCATCTTAAGTGTGCCCAACATGAAGTCACCAATCCAAACGCCTATGCCAGGATCTTGCAACAATTCTGTTTCTGGTCTTTGCATATCAGCCCATATCAACACACGTTCACCTGTACCCTTGAAGTCACGCACTACACGTAGTACCTTAGTGACAGGGTTGAATGTGTATGTCACGTATCCACCAAACATACGTGCCGCTAATTCAACATAACCTGCATAGAAATCATATGTTGCCATGCCGCCTGTATAGTTATAGTTCAATAGATATGTGTTAAGGATAGCACTACTGAATGGATCAAAACTTGTTGAACTAGGACCAGTCTCTAGACCTACTGTTCTACGAAAGATGCTACGAACGTTTACGAACTCAGCAGGTAGTGTATATGTGTCTACGTTTTTTATGATGGTCATCAATGTATAAGTTTCCTGAGTAGCGTTTTGCGCTCTCTGACGATATACCTTGATAGCATAATCATATGCTGCCTCATAATGTTGAGGGTCTAATTCTAGATCAACGATATCCCCGCCTAGGCGAAGTCTAAGGTTATTAAATAAACCTTCTTTTAGTTCTTCTAAATTTGCATTAGTTGGGGTTGATAGTGGATCTGCGGCCATGTTATATTCCGATTAATATCAGTATTTATCGGATTGATCAGATAAATTTCATATATTTAAGAGATTGGGCATCAGACTCTATGTTGTCTATGTAAGGTAACGAACCAACTAAGTCTCTTTTCAGATATAGATTTAGATGGGGCAGTTTTGAACTGACGTTTATAGCACCCACAGGTCTAGTGAGGATACAGGATCCATGATGAAATCCTGTATAAACCAATTCAGTTATTCTGTTTTTTATAACGTAGTTCTGTAGTATATCAAAGTTATTATTAATATTAGGCAAGTGACATAATTCATCGACTATCTTAATTTTGTGTCCATCTTCATATATAGGGCACGAAACTAAAACATGTTTGCATCGATTTACATATCTTGCTATTTTTTCTACAATAGGTCTATTGATTAGATCAATATCAGGACATCTAACTGATCCTTGATTATGCACATCTACCCAGGGGTCGATTATGAGCCAAAGGGCAGATGTTTCTAAATCAGAGGTCATTCGCCTTTCGATTCTCGCTATGAAAAACGTCAAAGTGTCCGCCCGGATATCGTGCTTCTAGTTTGCGCACATTCTCTGCGATCACATCATTGGGATCCAAATCTAATGCACGGCAAGTGTTGATCCAATACCACATGATATCACCTAATTCACGCTTCATGTGAAATAGATTTTCTTCGTTGAGGGGCTTACCCTGAAACAGCATTTTCTTTACGATCTCAATCAACTCACCTGCTTCAGCAGTCAAGCCAATCGCGCCTGTCATAAGCAATGGGACATTGATATCTGGACCATGCATGTACTCACCGTCACTACCGTATGCTTCATAGTTTGCATCTAGTCGGTCTAGACGATTCATAAACGTTGTGAGGTCATTACTTTCTTTGCTAGTAACAGCCTGCACAAACTCTTGATATTTCTTTAAGTCAACTTGATTTGTCATTAGTTAATCCTCTAAACATTTCTTTACGACCTTCAACACCCAATATAGCATCAAAAATCTCTTTAGTCCTTTGCAACATAGCACAGGCTAACATCAATTGATCTGTAGAATTATGTGTTGTAGATAATGCTGTATCTATCACAGTCATCATCGTCTCCATTCTTTTCTCTAGGGGGTCAAAAGGTTCCATTATAAATATTCTCCGCTTACCTGCGCAAACAAATATTCCTTTATTCGCATAGGATTTTTTTCATAGATAGAGATTGGTGCATTGTTATCAAATGCTTTATTATTTCCACGCCACCAATTATCTACTAACTCTTGACTACCCAATAGTGCAAGCAAGATATTATCACATTGTTGTTTAAGTCTGTCCATTAGAATGCTCTCAAAATAATCATGTCAGCATTAAAGCGACCATTGGGTGTCACGCTAACAGCCTTGATGTCCTTAAAGAACTTACGTGCCGCGGGCTTGCTACCCATGATCTCTTTAATCTGAGTTTCGGGCTTGCGCAATGTTTTGATCTCGCTCTGCTTAGTGCAGAACCCGATAACACTATTACCTTTGACGCTAAGACTCTTAGCATAGTCATCGGCAATGTAGTGATGCATCTTGCGCTTCTTAGTGTCATAAACCCACGCTTCAGCACAACCATGCAACTTAGTAGGGCTTACGCTGACCAAATCAAGTTTGTCAAGTTTGAATGCCTTGAGATACTTGAGGTTACGTACAATCTTTTCAACAGGCACAGCCTTCTTAGCGCGGGGCTTGCGACCATTCTTCTTGATGTTGATGTAACTGTTGAGTTCGGCGATGACAGATTCGATAGTATTGATGATATTGCGAATCTGAATCTTACCGAAATGACTATAGGCTTCGCTTAATTGTTCGTCTTTGCCTTCTTGCACTTCGTAATATTCATCCAACTTTCTTTTCCAAGCATCAACAAGAATGTTGATATGTTGCGGCAAGATATTGTATTGCGACAATACCTGAACAACGTTCATGTTATTTTCTTTCTTGCAACCATCCTTGATGTATTCATCCCAACGACCTTCAAGTTCACCACCTGCTTCATGCGTCTTCTCACGCATGATCTCTTGTACATTGGGACGATTAGTGACAGGCTTTTCAGATTTCTGCACGACCTCTACAGTCTTGATCATGCGATTGATTTCGGATTGAAATCTATCATATTGCTCGTTAGTCAACGTGAAGCCTCGCATCATACAACGGGCCACATAACCATAAGTGGTGATCACTTCGCTTTCATGTACTTTACGGACGCTCTTAGATTTTTCAATCTCGCCCTTATGATCAAGATATTGGGCGATAAATTCACGTGCATCTTTAGTGTCATAGAAATGACCATACCAAGTAAGTGCGCTACCTAGGCTCCACTTATTGGGTTGATTCTCATCATAGATAGGTTCTGACCCGAAATACTTAGCGTCAGGATCCTTGGGATGCAGTTCTTTAATTTCACTAGATTTGGTACGAGCCATGTGTAACTCCAGATGTTCAACGATACTATATATTCTAACACCTTTCAATATGGGTGTCAAGTCCTATTTAAGCCGTTGTTTTAATGACTAAATACAGTTATGCCCAAATTATCGCTTTATACCCCAAATAAACAGAATGACTACCGATTCTTCGATAGAACGATTTCGGAGCAGTTTACGGTGGGTGGGACGGACCTTTACATACACAAGTACATGGGTCCTAGTGCGCAGACACCTAGTCCCGATTATACGCAGCCTCAATATATAAGTCCCGATCCTACACAGATACAGGATTTATTGTTTTTAGAGAATCGTGATAGGGTATATGATCCAAACATTTATAGATTGCGAGGTCATTATAATGTTCAAAATCTTGATTTCGATCTAAGCCAGTTTGGCTTATTCTTGAATAATGACATCATTTTTATTACCGTTCACTACAACGATATGATCGATATCGTTGGCAGAAAATTAATGGTGGGCGATGTTTTAGAGTTACCTCATTTATTAGATTACAATCCATTAAAAGAAACTATACCAGTAGCACTAAAAAGATTTTATTCAATAACAGACGCAAACTTTGCTAGCGAGGGTTTCAGCCAAACATGGTATCCGCACTTATGGCGAATCAAATGTGAACCGTTAGTAGATAGTCAAGAATTCAGCAATATACTCAAAGAACCTATCAATACTGATAATTATCTAGGTGATTGGGATAAAGACAAAGTTTATCCACCTGGTTATGTGATCAGTTATGGTGACAAAAATTACATAAGCAAGATCGAAGTACCTGCAGGAATTAACCCACCTAATTCTACATATTGGGAATTAGATCCTAATCAGAATCTTAAAGATATATTATCGACATACAATAAGAATTTACAGGTCAACGATGCTCAGTTAAGAGAAGCAGAACGTATAGTACCTAAAGCAGGTTATGATAACAGCAAACTATATGTTGTACCTACATATGGTGTATATGAAAGCAATAATACTCCTTCAGGTAAGTTGAATCAACCTGCACCTCCTATCAATATCATAACTAGTTCAGCAGGAGCCCCAAGCACTACAGGTACTGTAGTGTATATGCGTAATCCTAAATTCAAGAATCCTAGCGTAGGTATCAGAATCAATAAAGATGTAGTGAAAAGCATTTGGGATATGACTGCTGACATGGATATCAAAGAAAAGTTTGATAAATTCGTCCAAGCAAGTTTAGAGGTTACTGAAACAAATCCTTATGTATTGCCCGAAGGTTCAGGTAGTAGAGCATTAGAAGGAAATAAAGTATTATCCGTATCATCGTATGGCCCAGTAACTGGCCCATATGGTACAGCAGACAACACTTACGCAACAGCAGATCAAGACCCGACACAGCCAGGTTTCACAGGCACAGAACCATATGGTCCAAATACGATGGACTATCGTGCAGACTGCGACCCAAGATTCCAATATATCAGTCGTGCAAGCCCAAGAAGTTTCGGTTATGAGACTGCATATCTATCAGGAGATGGTCAAGCACCTAATGGTTATCCAAGTGGTGCAGGCATAGCGTTCCCACAGAATCCGCAAGTGGGTGATTACTTCTTGCGCATAGATTATTTGCCGCAGTTATTATATCGCTGGGACGGAAAAATTTGGGTTCGCATAAGCAGTAATGTGAGAACTAACACCGGTATGACTGATGCTGACAAGTCAGAGAAGTCATCGTTCATCAACAACAGGGCTGAGATATATAACAATAATCAGCAAGAGTTGATACCATCAGCACAACCGTTGTCAGGCATTTTACAATTAGCCCCAGACAATTTACCCCCATTACCATAAGAGTGACGCATGGCACAATTTTTTTATGACAATCAGATACGCAGATTCTTATTGCAATTTGCAAAAATCTTTAGCAACTGGTATGTGACTAAAGGCAAAGACCCTAACGGTAACGATATACTTGTTCGTGTGCCTATCATGTACGGCGATCAAAGCAGATTAGTATCTACTGTCATCGCTAATAACAGCGCGAGTAATTTGCCTAGCGCGCCATTGATAACATATTGGATCACAGGTTTAGAGTACGATCAACGTAGAGTTCAAGAACCTACATTCATCGACAAGATTAATGTTCGCCAACGCGCATATAATCAAGAGACACAGACATATGAAGAGACACAAGGTCAGGCTTTCACAGTTGAAAGATTGATGCCTGTTCCTTACACATTAAGAATGCAGGTTGATGTATGGACTACAAACTATAATCAAAAATTAGAGATCGTAGAGCAGTTAGGTACATTGTTCAATCCTGCATTAGAGATACAAAGCACAGACAACTTTGTTGACTGGACATCATTGACTGTAGTATATCAAGATGGTATCACATTCAGTAGTAGAACTATACCACAAGGTACAGGTAATCCAATCGATGTATTGAGTTGGAAATTCTACATGCCTATATGGATCAGCACTAGTACTAAACTTAAAAAGATGGGCGTCATTAACAAGATTATTGCTAGCATCTATAAAGGTAACGCATTACAAGATATACAAGATGAAGATTTGTTATTAGGTACTAGACAAAAGATCACCCCATATGGATATAAATTATTACTGATAGGTAATAGGTTGCAACTGTTACCTGCCAATGAAGCATTCTATCCACCTAATACTGACTTGAATGATCCTACACCTCCTGACACTAACTTATATTGGACTAGTTTATTAAACGTGTATGGTAAGTTCAAGCCCGGCATCAGTCAGATATGGTTACAGAATCCATTCATGGAAGATGATATAGTAGGTACTATCGTTCCCGATCCAGTTGACGATAGAATATTGATCTATAATATCGATCCTGACACACTACCACAAAATACAATGAGTCCAGTAGATGCTGTCATCAACCCACAATTGACAGGACCTAACGCAGGACTACCCGGTCCTATAAATGGGCGCAGATATCTTATCGTTGAAGATATAGGTAGCCCAGGAAGCCCTACAGTAAGTTGGGGCAACTTAGTAGCATACGCCAATGATATCATAGAATATGATGCTGCCACTAGTTCCTGGTTCGTGTCGTTCGATGCGGCAAGTGCTACTTCTGTGCAGTATGTCACCAATCTCACTACAAATATCCAATATCGCTATGTCCAACAAGAAGGACAATGGATGAAATCATACGAAGGTTGGTACGATCAGGGCGATTACAGTATTGTAATTTAATACTGTATTTGCTATAATCTAAGAATGAAAAACACTTCGGCTGGAATATTCTTCTTTTGCACCTCTACGAACAGATTTTTATATCTGATGCGTAGTGATGCCAATTATGCTTGGGGTGT